CGGCTCCCTTTTCAATGTGATTCCGGTGGTGACTACATTGCACGATGGCGGGGAGAGACCCTACCCCTAAAGTCGTAGTACCATACGGAGGACCGAGTGTTGCCCTGCGAAAGCAGCATGTGTCGAGTGTTGTCAAATTTCATTAGGTTAAGCTCATTTCATTTCATTTTAAGTTTAATTGATATTATAGATTTGGGTGTTTAAATTATTTTAACTAGTTTTAATTTAGTTATCCTTACGGTAATATACTTCGGCATGGTGCTTGACCCGCATTAACATCTTGTGGAGGTCGCTGACATGTCATTCCGGTGGGACGTATGATTCTGCTGTAAGGACCAGTCACATAGAGAACGGTAAGTAAAATTTCAATAAACATTGCCGTGGAGGTGGGTTAGACTACATTTAATTGTAAACCCTATTTGGGTGTCGTTGTTCCCACTCTTGAAGCCGCAGGTTTTGAGGAATTTGATGATTTAGTATCTTGTGGTGTGTAATAATAACTTTATTTTAACCTCCAAGTTTATAATTTGCACTTAGAGATATTCTATTGATGTCATTAATTCACAAGTACACCTATATATCCTCTATTAGTTTGTAAGTAAAGTTAAAATGTCAGTCTCGAATAACGAAATGACACCGGCTGAATCTCAATCCCAAAACATCCCAAAGAAAGTCACTTTTAAGGGCACCGATTACATTACTCTGGTGCAGCATTGGATGGATCGCAATGGAGTTAGAGATGACACTGTTGCTTATACATTCAATGATCAAAAGTGGGCGTGTGTGCGAGTAATTAGGGGGGTTATAAAGGAACATCGCATAAAATATATTGGCCGTGGGGAAGATATGCAGAAGCACGCTGCATTGAATTATGCTAGTCAGTGTATTTATGACCAGATGCCGCATATTCAAATGGAAAAGGAAAACACCATAGGTACTGATGATATTACATTTGGTGATTTTGAAGGTGATCCTACAGTTGAGGTAGAGCGATTAACGCAAGTTGATACGGCATCTGCTGACCAGCATATCGAAGCTGTGGAGGAAACTGCGGGCGGAGTTTTAAATCAGCTAAGTACGAAAGCAGCGAATACTATCATTACTGCTGATAAAACTCGTATAGTTAATCCAGCTAAGGTATCGCGTCATGGTCGTTTAATTAAAATTGCTTCTTCAGAACCAACACATACGTTTCCATCTATACAACAACGTTGGACACCAATTCGTAGTTTTACAGTTACAGCAGGCACAACTTTTTCTTTAGATTTTTATCCTATAGATGATCTTATTTTATCTCGTAGTTGTTCAGTTGCCACTTTACCTTTTGATGTTTTCGCTTTCGCTAATTTATCTTGTCAGGTTTTATTTAAAATTAACGCTAACAAATTTCAGAGTGGTAGGTTTGTAGCAACTTTTGTTAAAGATCCTTTTGAAACAAATTTTAGTACTGTTACTACAGGTATGGTTGCTGGTGAACACGTGATGTTGGATGTAAATTCATGTCAGGAAGCTATTTTGTCGTGCCCTTTTATTTATCCACGTGTTTTTAACATTCCGAAAGCAGCCGTTGGGGGTAACCCTGGTGTACAAGCAGGCCAGGCTATACAAGTTCGTGTTGCCACATTATCACCATTGGCAGTTGGTTCTGGGGGTATTCAAAATTGTGTAATATCAGTTTTTTGCAAGTTAGTTAATGCAAGTTTTGCAGGAATGGTACCCCGGATCCAAATGAATCTCCCGTATGACGAAATGATTTCAACATTGGATAAGACGTTTAAATCAGTAGGCTTTTTACCATCAGCGGATAAGCCCTCCATTGTTAGCTCACAAATTATAGTTCCTAGGGCGGTTCATATGCATAGTGTCGGTAAAGGGTATTCAAATGCCGATAAACTTGTTCTTGATGGTGGTCAATTAACATCATATTATCCGGACCATCATGATGAACAAGTACCACGTTCTTTTGTAGATTTGGCAAAAATATGGGGCTTTTATACACGTTTTTCTTGGTCTCCTGATGATGCTACTGACACGGTTTTGGCAGATATAGAACTGGACCCCTCATATACATCAAGTGCTAGTTTGCGTAATTTCGTACCAATAAGGGAAGCTTCACGTAATTTCGCCTATTGGTCAGGTACTCAAGAGTTTCGTTTAGATTTTATAAGTACTAATTTTCATACAGGTACTTTGTCTGTTACTTTTGAGTACGGTAGACCAAATGTTGATGATGCGTGTGGTGGTTATTCCTCCTATTCAAAAACAATCCATGTGGGGGAACAGAAGAGTTTTCATTTTACTGCACCTTACATCTATGATACAGTATGGCGTCGAACACAAACGTTACCGATAATAGGACAAACCACGTATCACTATAATTCTGGTGATTTGCGCCCACAAAAGTCAAGGGCTGGTTTAATTCAAAAGTCGTGGGCGCGTATGGTTGTACGAGTCATTAATCCGTTACGTCCCGTTCAGAGCGTGTTGCCACAAATTGACTGTTTGGTGTTTAGGCGCGGGGGCCCTTCGTTTGATCTACATTATCCAATTCCGTGGTCCGGCTATATTAACGTTCCTGGTAATATGGATAATTTTCCAGTAGATTACAACACACCATCTGGATATGTTGAGCGTCCAATGTCTTGCGATGAAGGGGAATTACCACATTATCAAATGGATACTGGTGAAAAGGAAGATCTTGATCCTACTAAGGATTTTTCGCCAGGGGTTCAAGCGCATACAGTTCAAATCGGTGGCTCCCATACGTATTTTTACGATATTTTGCGTAAGCCCGTAATGATTTTGGCCGATCATGTTGTGGGGTCTTCTACGGGTGTGTCTACTACACCAGCACACAATTATGCGACGTTTATACCGGTTATGCCTATTTCGGCAAATATGGTGGGAACCAATAATACATCTCTTGGAAATCAATTTTTTAATTTTAATATACGGCATTCAAATATGGCATTTATCGTTGGAATGTTTAGACATTGGCGGGGTTCTCTACGGTATACGATTGTGTGCAAGGCATCGTCTTCTGACACAACTTTGGAGACGAAATATCCCACTTTGTATGTGTATCATATTCCCCATACGGGTGTTCGAATGATTGGTTCACGTTATTTAAACAGTCCTGATGGTTTGGAACAGGAAGTGGACATAGCTCGTGTTTTATTAGGTGCTCAAGGTTTACCACATACTATAGTATGTCCTAGTGTTAATCCAGTTACAACAGTGGAGGTGCCTTTTTCAACAGAGGTGAATTGGTGTCGTACTTGGGCAATAAGGCCTAATGTGAATGAGTTGTGGGGGGAGAAAGGAACCTATAACACCGGTCATCTTGTTATGCAGGTTCCAGATGGCTGTACAATGAAAGTAGATGTGTGGATAGAAGCAGGAGCTGACTTTAAGTTGCATGGTTTCGCTCCGTTTGCGAATCTTTACTATCCTCTGGGGTTGCCTGGTGCTATGTTGGATGATGGTCGTGGCATAACGCCGACGCGACGTGCAAATAAGGTTTGTTTCCAAAGTATGGGTGAGTTTGTTTTTCCCCATCAGCAGATGGATTTTCAGGAAGGCATTAGTGCAGGTTTGAGGACCGTCACTAATGTTTTACCCCACACTATCCCTGGCCTTGTATCCCTTGTACATCCAGGATTTGGAACTGCAATGGTTGTAGAAAGGGCTGGTAGCGTAATTAATAAGCTTGAGCCTACCATTGATAGTTTACATGCGTCTGCGACTGAAGCATTAGCTAATGTAACATTAACAACATCTAATGCTAATGGTTTAGTTACAGAAATCCGGGACACAAATAGCCAGCTACAGGATATTATTCTATCCATTCGTAATATATTGGTGCCTTTTTCTAACACGTTTAACAGCGTAGTAGGCTATACCGACACTATAATGGATTGTCTTTTTGAATTTTGTCATGTATTAATTTCACCAACTTTAAAAACAATATCACTTTCTATTTCAAATATTTTACGTAAATTAGGATTATTTTCCTTTGAAAATTTAACTAGTATTTCTGTTTCAATTCAAAAGGTTTTATCTAAATTTTTCCATGCCTCGGTACAACTACCTACAGGGGACGAAGACAAGCAGTGGCATGATGCCGTCTGTAGTTTTTGTGGGTTGCTCGTGGGAGCGATTAGTGGAATTTTAGGTACTACGTGGAAAGGGTCTTGGGCTGAATGTATGCGTTCATTGTTTCGCAATTCTGGTATGGCTTGGAGTGTATCGGTTAATTGTGCTCGGTTTTTGAAAGATACGTTGGTGTTTATTAAAAGGTATTTTTTTAAAATTATCGGCAAGGAAGTCCCTCAGACAAATTCCTTGAATTTCTTCGTTGACAAGAGTGCTTTTATTAGTAAGTTTGTTACCGAAGCTCAGCAGTTTTTGAATGTTGTAAATGCACCAGCGTATAAAACAAATCCACATTGGCGAGTACGGGGTTGGGTTACTATGATGAATGCGTGTATTATACAACGCCAGCTAATAGAGGCGGGACCAATTGTGCGAACAGCAGCACCGACTCTTGCAAAAATGTGCTTAGATGTTAAAACGCGTGCGAATGAGTTAGCTTGTGACATGACGGCTGCACCAGTTAGGTATGAGCCGTTTGTTTTAGCGATTGAGGGAGCTAGTGGTATAGGCAAATCTTTTATTACCACTGAATTAGTCACACGTCTTTTACGTGATATAGGCTATACAACTCATTCTATGGATGTGGTTTTTGTGAAGAATCCGGGACCAGAGTTTTGGAATGGTATTGATAACCAACCTGTCATTGTTTACGATGACTGGATGGCTAGTTCGGAATCGAACACAGAAACCACACAATTGAATGAGCTTATGTGCCTTAAATCTACAGCAGTTTTCAATCCTAATATTGCCCAGTTAGATCAGAAGAACAAGAAAATAAATCCCTTAATTGTTATTTTACTGTGTAATAACGCTTTTCCACAGGTTTCACAAGCTATGCGGTGTCCGGAGGCGATAATGCGCAGGAGAGACATGGTGTGGAAAGTTGGTAAGAAGGAGGCCTATAAAAATTTATCTATGACGGAGATTCCTGCGGATGTGCTCGATCGGTATGACCATCTTGAATTTCAGCGTTTTTCTGACGTTGCGTCGCGAAGTAGTTTTACAACTTGTGGTAAGTTCGACTTTAATAGCTTTGTCGAAATTGTTTCAACTAGTCATAAATACTACAATGAGCGTGAGAAGAGGAATGTGACAAGGCGTTTAAATACTTTGCAAACCCTACTACCAGTTAATGCTGAAAGGTTCAATTATGAAGAGGACCCTTTTTCATTGTTTTTCCACACACAAATGGAGATTGCCAGTACTCCTAATTTAAGTCAAAATGCTATGTTACCAGCTGAGGAGTTGGAGATCCATATCACTAGGTTCATTGAACAATTAGAACAAGCTGTGGCACCTAATAATCAGGCTAACTTTTTACAACATGTTGGCGAGATTATTTTAGGTGTGTACCTAACCAGTAGCCCTAATGATATTGGATTATGTAATGTTATTCTGGATAAATTGAGGTTATTTGGCGCGTGTTTAAGACCACATACTGAGGAGCATGTTTTGGCTGATGCTAATTGTTCCGTATGTATGGAGCCTAACCCTATTTATCGAAGGTGTGACGTAGCTGGACCCCTACAACATGGAATTTGTCGCGATTGTTATACAGGTTTAATGTCTCATGCCGATTATGTTGTTTGTCCCGTCTGCCGGTGCCCAGAGCTTGTTCCTTATTATGGGCCAGGAAGTTTGAACCGTTTCCATCAGTTTATTCAAAAATTTAAAGCTTGTGTTACGTATAGTGATCGTGTAAATTGTGTTGCTTATTATTTAGTCCGGCCTCCTACAGGTTTGGTACAAGTGTCGGAGCAAATTATTACTTTCTTTTTGTTACGCAAATTGGTATGTAAAGCACCTTCAGTGCAATATTTCGGAAAAGATTCACTTCTAGGGTGGTTTTTGACTAATATTTTTGCTAATTGCGGTACAGCAGTTGCTACTGGTGGTATAAATTATATTTTACATCTTTTTGGAATTAATAAATTACAAACTGTAAATAGGCATGGAGTTATTCAGATGGACTCTGGTGCGAGCTCTGCAGGATCTATTACGAATGATTCTGTGTTAAGCTATCATGAACCGTCAACACCACCTAGTAGTGTGTACGCATCTAGTGAAAACCTTTCTTTGCGGGCTGAAGATGTCAATTTAACAAATTATATTTTTGATTTTCGAAGTTCACTGCGACCACCTAATGTAGCTCAGGTTAGGGATATAGAAATGGCTAATTTCTGTCCGGATGTTTTGCCGTATTTTGCTCCGGGTACTTTGTGTAATAATCTCCTCCACATGGCACCTTTTGACCAAATACGTGTAGAAGCTTTTCCACCTGAGAGGACAGATACAACGGGAGAGGAGTGTTTACATCCTTTGTTGTTCCGATATATGGAATGTGTGAGTTGGCGTGCCGGCAAATGGGGTATAAATTCGGGTGATCCTGTAATTAGTAATGTCGACATTTTGGATTGTAAGTGTGGTAGTAATTGTTTGTGGGCACAGGCAGGAGTGCGTCAATTATTTTACATGACGTGGGCCGCGTCACCTATGGCCGGTATGAATTGGCAATATGTTGCAGATATGGAGGAGAGGCATATCATCGAACAGAATTTGTGCCCATTATGGATGTTACCGGATACTGAGTTAACTAATTTTGCTCGTGAAGCACAAGAAGAAGCGGCACGTGTGAGTAATGTAGCGCGGGTTGAGATGAATAATTTGATAAATTCATTAGAGTCAAAGGTTGGTAAAGCGTTAAAATATGTTCTTGGGGCTATTGCTGCGTTTGGCGTGTTATATGGAATGTATAAGACAACTAAGGGTATGTACAATTTTTTCTTCGGGTCATCTTTACCAACTATACAAAATACTTACGATCCATCTTCTCGGCCGCGTTTTTCACAAAGGGGGGTGCAGGTTGTTTCACGTAATGCACGCACTGGTATTTCAACACAGATGGACACGTCGAGTTCTACTGCTTTTGAGGCATGTCAGGTTAAATTGTTTAACAATTGTGGTTTTATAGTTGTTAAAACGGAACGGGGGGCTGTTAAATATATGATGCGTTTTCAAGGTTTGCGAGGAAAGTATGCTTTATTACCTAAGCATTATGTGACCTATATGGCGTCGATGAATCCTTTGTGGACGCTAACTCTAAGGCCAATACGATCAGCCGCTTTAGAAAGGCCATATGTGTATGATCGCGCAGATTTTATTGTTGGAAGTGGATGTGATGCAGCTATATTTAAATTGCCCTCCCATTACCCATGTTTTTCCGATGTAGTAAAGTTTATCCCAACAGAACAAGAGTGGAAGAATATGGTTATTTCAAGGGAAATAACGCTTCTTGAAGGTAAAATCCGGGATGTATCGGTGGTGCACCGTATTCAGAGCCAAGGTGTGCAAAATGATTGCTTAATAACGGGTTTTAAAGGGGAAGTGCGTGTCGAACCTACGTGTCTTACTTACAACTTGTCACGAGATGGTTTATGTGGTTGTCCTGTTATGATGGATTCAGGTACTAAACCTTTTATTGCTTCACATATTGCTGGAATGGGACGTGAGTACGCCGGTATTGGTTATGCTTTTCTTCTAGTCCAGGAGGATTATGCATATCTACCGAAAGTAGAGCCTCAGGATATAGAGGTTAAGGATATGCTAGATGCTAGTGTTATGCCTTTACCAACGGCACAATGTGAGTATATAGGGCGTGTGTGTAAGCAAAAACAAAATTTCATTCCAACTAAGACAAAATTGGTACCGTCATTAGTATCACCTATGTTGCGTCATTGGAGGACAAATGAGCCTGCTATTTTACACCCAACAGATGTCCGTTACGAGCATAATGTCACACCACTTGTGGCTGGTATTTCTAAACATGGAAATTTAATTTCCCATATACCAACCGTTGATATAATCATGGTGCGGCAACTACTTTTTGACCTTATAGGTAGGAATAAACCACTCGTAGCGCAGGTAGGAGTATTAACACCTAAGGAGGCTTGTTTGGGTAAGATTAACATGGAATTTTATGATCCGATAGTATTAACAACATCTAGTGGTTATCCGTATTCCTTAAATGGTACCACTACAAAGGATCGATATATCAAATTTGTTCGGGACGAAAATGAACGTCCAGTAGATTGCATCATTGATGAGGCTATTTTGCGTAGGCTGGAAGAGAACCGCACTAAACGCATTAACCGTGAATTGGTAGATACAATTTTTTGCGATTCTCTGAAGGATGAACTACGCCCAAGTGATAAGGCGCGGCAACTTGGTAAAACCCGTGTAATATGTATGTCTCCTATTGATAACACAATTGAGATGCGTCAGTATTATATGGATTTTACAGCTGCTTTTATGGCCAATCGCCATGATTTGATGCATGGAGTGGGAATAACACCAGATGGGCCGGAGTGGACCAAAATGCTTTTTAATTTACAAAAGAAAAATAATAAATTTGTTTGTTTTGATTATAGTAATTTTGGACCAGGTTTTAGTGCACAGTTTGGTGAATTAGCTATGGACGCAATGGCCCAGTGGTACGTTAATTTTGGGGGGTTTAAACAAGAAGATCACACAGTCAGAGAAATGTTTAAGTACGAGTTAATTAATTCCATTCATATAGCTAAGGACTGTGTATATCAACAATTTGGTGGTTCTCCTTCTGGGGCCACAATAACATCAATTATAAATTCAATGGTGAATTTATGTTATATTTTTTACGTTTGGATTAAATTTTTAGAAGCAAAAAATTTAACTGATTATTCTTTATCATATTTTTGTGAAAATGTTCAACCTTATGTTTACGGAGATGACGTTATTTTAACTTCAAAATTCGATGATTTTAATGGTAAATTTTTCCAACGTATTTTAAATTCAATAGGGTGTAAGATAACATCTAGCTTGGGGAAAGTTGATACTGTTGAAGAACATATTACAATTAAACATGCAACTTTCTTAAAGCGTAGTTTTAAACTTCACCCTTCGAGGCCAAATTTATATTTGGCCCCAATTGACATCAATGTTGTTAGGAACTGTCCTTTATGGATATGGAAATCACCTGATACTAACGCTGCAACGTTAGATGTCTGTAAATCAGCGCTCGAATTAGCCTATGGGCGCGGACCGCAATTCTATGCGGATTTTCGAACAGAGTTAAATCAAGCTTTGACTCAAATTGGACTGGAACCTTTGATGACGGACTGG